TGTTCCTGATGTTCCGTCAGTCCCTGAAGTTCCACTACTTCCACTTGTTCCTGATGTTCCATCGGTGCCGGAAGTTCCACTACTTCCACTTGTTCCACTTGTCCCATCTTTTCCTGATGTTCCACTTGTCCCATCTTTTCCTGATGTTCCACTTGTCCCATTTCCACTTGTCCCAGATGTTCCGTTCCCTGACGTTCCACTTGTTCCCGGAGGAGATGGTAATCCATCATGACCAGAAGTTCCACTTGTTCCCTTTTCCCCTGATGTTCCACTAGACCCCTTTTCACCTGAAGTTCCTGATGTCCCATCGTGACCACTTGTTCCACTACTTCCATTTATTGCACTGGTCCCACTTGTACCATTACCTGAAGTTCCACTACTTCCAAAACCATCCAAACCATCTTTTCCTGATGACCCACTTGTTCCATTTTTTGATATTCCACTTGTTCCTGAATTCCATTCGGTAATTAAAGCGGAAGTAAAATCAGTAAACTTACCATTTGAACCTGATAAGAAAGTTACATTAAATGAATATTGTCCAAAAGGAATATTATTAAAGGATGATGTTATAACATAAATTCCCCAAATTAAAGGATTATCTTTTTGTTCAATTTTAACAAATCCGGATAACCATCCAGATAACCAACCACTACAATCACCACTAAAAGTATCATGATAATTAACATCTATTCTATTAACATCTGGAATATTTACATCATAAACATGTGGATTACCATATGTCCAACCATTGATATAACCCCAATCGGTTTGTATATCATTACTAACAGATATAAAAGGTCTAGCAACACCAAGTTGTGAGTAACCAGATGTACCGGATGTACCATCTACACCAGAACTACCTGAACTACCATAGAAATTACCATCAACACCAGAACTACCACTTGTTCCTTTAGCGTTTCCATCTAGAACTACGTTGATTGAATGGGTATCAGAATTGAAACTTGAAGATAAAGCATCATTACCTGTTGTTTTTTCATCAAAATTTCCATCCAAACCTTGACCAACAACATTTAAATGTATTGCTTTGTTATCTTTATCATAACTTCTACCAAATACTTCTTCTGAACTAAAATATTCCATATTTAATTATTATTTTATACTTTACCTATCCTGAAATTCCATGTATTTTGTGCTGGTTTATCATGATATTTATTATTTTTCCATAAAGGATAAAGAGAAATATTGTCATCAATATATCTTTTCATTGTTTGTCTAACTCTATCCATATAATTTTCAATGAAATCTCTGAAAAAAGCTAAATCTTTTGATTCTGCTGCGATGGAATGATCACTTGATTTTATTCTCAATCCAGCAGAATTCAACTGTAAAGAAAGTGTCATAACCAAATACTGCCATACCGATAAAGAAACTAATAATTTAAGAAAATTATTTACGATATAAGCGTTTGCTGCTGTATATGTACCTCCACTTTTTTGTGATATAATTTCATCACTCCATTCTTGTCCAAGTGTATCACGAAGAATTGTATCTTCTACTGCTAATGTAGCACGATTTATAAGTAAATCATTTATATCTCCATTTACTTCAGGACAAAAAACACGAACCTCACTAGATGTTACTAAATATTGATTATACATATTTATTTTCTTTATTTTTTCTCAAACCCTTATTCCAAGGTATTCTACCTTTCATAGAATTACTGGTCTTTAATCTTCGTTCATCAGATATTTTTCTATTTTTAGCTGCTTCTGAAATTATCCTTTTAGTTTCATCAGTTCTTTTAACACCTTTGTTTGAATCACTCATTTTTTTTCTAATTTCATCTGTTCTGATAAAATTTCTACCACCCGACGTGATATTATATCCGTTATTTATGGAATTAAAATGATTTATATACCAAATTTCTTTTTCATTTAAATCATCCAAATCCATACAAACTTCTAAAATAGTCCATTTAAAATTTTCAATTCCGTTCTTTTTAACAGAATTATCAAAATGAGACCTTGTACCGGATGGTTTATTGTGTTCCCAAATTCTATCCTGTAATGTTCTAGTGGTTTGTCCAATATAACATTTACCATTTATTTTATTTGTTGCTTTGTATACTATCATTGAATTTGTATTCTTTTGTCCATAAGAGGTTGTAACTTCCTATCAATTTCAGCTTTCATTGGTTGTACCATATTGTCATTATATAACTGTTGAAACACTGGTAAATCCGTAGCATTACCCAATTTACCGGGTACAAGTACACCGAGTAAAGGTGCTGGATAACTATGTGAAATAGCAATCTGTTGTGTTACTTGTTCAGTTAACCATTTGTATTTTCTATCACTATCATTTTCATTAAATGGTGTAATAGTTGGTGCATGATCTTTATCTTCACTATAAGTAATAAATACACGACCAGCGTTTTCACTTCCAGTGAATGATGATTTAATATCTTTCTCAAATTCTTTTTGTTTTTCTTGATCGAAATACGCTGGTACATTAATTAATGTATTTGAAACGAAATTATTCTGAACAAGATTTGCGTAATAATTTTCTAATTCAATATCCGTTGTTATCCATTTTACCCCTGAATAATAATAAGGTCTTGGATAAATATCCTCACCAATCATATATCTTTTACCTACATATATCTGATGTTGATCAAAAGTAGGATTTGTATTATACGCTTGTATCATTTCAATTTTTCTATTGGAATATTTAAACCAGTCATTAGAATAATAATAAAAAATTGGTTCATTATTCTCATCCGATTTACCATTTCTTACCTTACTAAAATCCAAATGATTCATTTTCAATATGTTAGTGTGATTAACATTCCATATTACTTCTACTGCAAATCCTCCAAGTGTGATGTAGTCAAGAACAATTCTTTTGTAAAATTCATCTTCCTGTTGTTCCTTTGTTATTTGAAATTGAAGATTGTTCAATATTGCAGCGTGGATTGAAGATTTATAGTAACATTCCATCAATTGTAAATACCATTTATTATCTTCACCCGCCATATAATAATTATAGGCTGGTTGCCAAACTTCCTTAAAAACTGGGATTTTCATCTCACTCAAATTGACTGACATAAATCCGCCTTGTTTATTATCCATAAAGTTTCATTATTTTTCTATACTTATATATATGAAAAAAGAAAGTTTTACTATAATCTTTATCTATCTTTTATGGATCTATATACGATCTCCATACGATCTTTGGCTTATTAAGAATTATATATTTTTCTATATATATCTATACACGTGTTTAAAAAATAATAAAGCAACCTTATGTTAGACAAGATTATCAAGTTACTTAAACTGAGGTTTGCCGGAGAGATGACGCTAAAAGATGGTACTCCCATCATAATTTCTGGAGATTTAACAATTGGTGTAGAAGTTAAAGTAAATGGACCTGATGGTCCTATTTTACTGCCAGCTGGTACATATGAATTGGAAAGTGGTCAAATCATAACAGTAGACGAAAAAGGTTTAATAACTGATATTGTCGAAGTTGTTGATACACCAGAAAATCCAGATACAGAAACAGGAGCACCATCAGTAGATGAACCAATTGAAGTTGAAGAGGTAAAAGATCCAGTGGTTGAAGAACCAAAGGAACCAACAGATTCTGGTACAACTACCAAAGATATGCCAGTGGTTGATATGGAAACTAAATTTAAAGATTTAGAAGATAGAATTAAATCATTGGAAGATAAAACGTCTAAACTTTCGGAAGAAACTACGAAATTTGATACTGATTTAGAGCTTATCAAAAATAAGGCTACATTTAGTAAAGAATTATCTAAAAACTCTAGCCCCGATGTGGCTACAACATCACCATTAGTTGATAAAATAAATAGAATTCGTCAACTTAAAAAATAATAATAATTCTTATGGCATTCGATATTAGTGCAATTAATTACACATGGGTCAATGAGAACAATCAAAACCTTTTAACTGAAGCCATCATCGGAGCTCAAACAGCTTCTTTGGTACAAGTTTATCCGGGTGTTAAGTATAAAGAAAACTTAAAGTTTCTTGCTACTGATGCTTGGACACAGGCTGGTGGTTGTGGATGGTCAGCATCCGGTAATACCACTCTAACCGACAAAGATGTAATTGTTACTTCATTGAAATGGACAGAATCACTTTGTCCTGACACATTAGAAACCACAGCGTTACAACTCTCAATGAGAGCTGGTAAGAATGAACAAATTCCTTTTGAACAGGCTTACGTTTCTTTAAAAACAAAACAAATCCAAACAGTTCTTGAAACAATGTATTGGAGTTCAACAGCAGCATCTTCAGTTAAATGTGATGGTTTAATCTATCTATTAAACAATGATTCTGACGTACACGATTATGTATTTAATCCTTGTGCAACTGGTCAAACTTTCAGTACTTGGGCAGCTGCTGTATATGGTATGTACAATCACCTTTCACCTGAAGCTAAAAACTTTAACGACCTTACCTTATTCGTAAGTTATTCGACTTTCAGTTTAATGCAACAGGCTATGGTAATTGCTAACATGTATGCAATTGACCAAACTGGACCAAATTTGATGGCTTTCCGTTTCCCGGGAACCAACGTTACTGTACAACCAATCAAAGCGTTAGGTTGTTACATGGTATTATCACCATCATCCAATTTACTTTGGGTAACTGACTTGGTTTCAGAAGAAGATAAGATCAACCTTTGGTTTAGTCAAGACAACCAAGAAGTAAGATTTGTAGCAAACGGTAAAATCGGTGTTTCATATTACTTTGGGGATTACATCGTTCTCGCACAATAATTAAAAAATGTGATAAAAAAAAATAACTAATAAAAATGGCATGTTTGAGATTTAATCAAGAAGTTACCAGTGCATGTAGAAACTCCCAACCGGGTGTAGCAACTGTATACTTAGCAAACTTTGACGCTATTACTAGTTTTACCACAAATACAGCAGGAACGATATTATCAGGACTTACTGCATCAGGTGAAACAGGAACTAGTTCAAAAGCGTTTTATCAGTTGGCACAAAATAAAAATTCCGCAATTTTGCTCGATACCGCAAGTATCAACATATCTAACGGAACAGCTGTGTCAAAACCGAAGTTAACTATTAAGTTACAAGGACTTACAGAAGAAGTTATAACAGTTTATAAAGAACTTTTACAAGCTTCTGTTGTAGCGGTTGTTAAAACAATTGACGCTAAATACTACGCTATCGGATTCAATAATGGTTTGGATGCTATCACAGCAACTTTAGGAACTGAAGCCGCAAGTGACGGTTTTAAAGGTGCAACCTTCGAATTAGAAGGGATCGAAAGTTCTCCTTTCTATTTAATAGATGATAGTGCAGGTGGAATTGGAAGTACATTCGTAACAACTTATGTAGTCTAATCCTACACACTTCAAATAAAAAGCCACTCAATGAGTGGCTTTTTTATGCTCGAAATTTGGAAATCTCGTAAATTTGTTGTAACTTTGTAGCAATGCCTTTTAAAAGGCGAATAATGATTCTACTGAAAAACCTAACACTTTCTTTGCTTTTACATACTGCCAGAGCTCTTCCCCAATGATTTTATATTCACAGAACCATCTTGTTTGTTTTAATTGTTCATCTTCTTCCAACCAACTATTCAATAAAATTGCTGATCCTGTTTTGTCCTCTTTGTGATTAACGGAAATACTACGATTGAAACCATATTTTTCTTTTGCTAATTTTACTGTTTCTCTACTAAAATATACATATCCCGGGTTATTTAATCCATCAACATTATTACGATAAATCATTTTTCCACTAACTAATACACAACCTTTAACAATTCTTTTTTCATCATCTGCTAATGTTAAATAAATATCACCACTTTCTTCTGATAATGATTGATCTAAATATTTCCATTTATTCCTTGGTACTTCGTTAATTGATGTACATCTTCTTAAAGTATGACGGCAATTATATAATTGTTGAGATCCTGAAAAATCTGTTGTATTTGTTCCATCGAATGTTTGAAAGAAATTTGAGTCCTGTATCCAACCTGCACTATAATAATTACCTTCCGAATGATTTAAATTAGCCCAATCTTGTATTTCAATTTCGTGATAAACACGACCAGCGTGTTCCTTACAAAAGGGGTGTGATGTTGCTATAACTTCTGGTTCCGGTGAACAAGTAAATTTGAAATATGGTAACACTGCTGGTATATCATATTTGAAAAATTCAAAATTTTCCTGTATTGCGGGACTTTCCACAAATGAAATTAATTCAACACCTGTCCTGTCATCTGGGTTAATCTTTAATTCTTTTATCTTAAATAATGGTTTTTCCATAATAATAAATTATTTTTTACTCCTCGTTAATATATATGATTTTATGATCTTTTATTACCATTCTACCTTTTGATAATTCATACTCACCATCTGGTAAATAGTTTCTTTTATCATATACTTCTTGTTGAAACGGAGATATTTCTAACAAATGATCATTCATATAAGAATACATCAAATACCATTCACTCCCGTCTTTTAATTTTATACTTGTTTTCATTATGTACAAATTTTTATATAAAAAAATCTAATTGGTTTAACATATAGATTTGTTGTTTTCATTGATACTACTGTAGGAACCGTATGTGAAATATCAAATATCCAAGATGTTTGTTGACCATGTTCTGATGATGTCCAGTACCATGTTGTAAATCCAGTCGGTGCCCACAAATAATTTTTAATACTTTTAATTTCATAAAATGATGGTAAAAACCAGTCTGTAAATCCAGATAATGATAAAGTATCACTATAACTTGCTGCAATAGGCCTTAATGTTGTACCATTTAAAATTCTTGTTGTATTATCCTGACCAGTTCCAATGGTCAATCCAGTTGAACCTATCGTATCACCAGTATAACCCCATTGAAACAGTTGTGGATTATCTTGTTGTAAAATAATACCACCGATATACCCAGATAAATATAATGTATCACCCGTATTGAATATATACCCAACAATTCCTCCTTGAAATATATCACCCAAACTTAAAGATACTGCACAATCTAAACCAATTCTTTTAGTTGTTGGTAAATCATTAACTATTTTTTTATCATGAATACATAAATATTGCATATTATTATGTTGTTTTTTGATAATATAAAGATTCAGTCTGGCCGTCTATTAATGCGATATAATTATCATTTCCAGAAATGTTTAATGTCCAACCACCATTTATTATTTTTTCAGTTATCCAATTATAACCATCATATGATGTGATAATACCAGCATTATAAAAAGACATTGATAAGAACTTATTGTCTTTATAATTATACAAATAATAAGACCAATATGGATGAGTTGTTCCATCAATTTCTGCTGCACCCGGTGTTTCATACCATGTAATACCATCACATGATTTAGATACCCAACTACCCTCATAACTAACAAACATACCACAACCAAATGTTACCAGACCAGTATCATTTCTTCCATCAGAAGCATTTCTTGTTGAAACATTCCAATTTACAAAGTCTGTTGTTGTTAATAAATTACCTCTATTAGCAAATACGTATTTACCATCTGCATAATAACCACATGTTATTATTGATGTCCCACTTTGTTGTATTGCTAATGTCCAATTTATTTGATCAGTAGAATACATAATTTTATATGTATCAAAAGCTTTTCTACCAACCCAGACCCATTTTCCATTACCATAAAATAGTGATGTATTATAATAGTCACTACCCAATGGTTCTAACAAATTATAAGTCCATCCAGTAATACTAGATGAATAATAATAACCCATTCTAGCAGTAGCCCCTTCCCCTATAATTATAAATTTCCCATTTCCATCTGTTGCTATAAACATAGGAGATATAGATGAACTGAGATTATATGTATATCCAGTATCCGGAGTATGAGTATACATTTTCATAAATGTCCATCCAGTATTAGTAATGTCAGAATTCATATAAAACGCATCACCTAAACCAGAACCTAATTTACCAACCATTAACCAATTTTGTGAACTTTCATCCCATTGAACTAATGAATAGTCCCACCATGTATTCCCAGAAACAAGAATTGGTGTATAACTTGTCCAATCTCCATAGGTATAAGTTCCAGATGATGAACAATTACCACAACTTGGTTCATAAAAATAAACCTCGTTTGGTTTCATTTGAACTGAACCATTGATTGGATCTATAACTACCCCTGCTGCTCCTGTTGGTTTCATATTCTTGTTGAATTTGTTAATATACCATTTTTAAATGTTACTGTTACTGTACCACTTGTCCCATCCATTTTACCAGTAAACTCAAAGGTGTGTGTCACACCTTCAGAATTATCACTTGATTTATAATTTGAATATGGTTTAAAATAACCAGAATTTGTAGTTCCTGTTATAATTAGAGTTGGTACATATAATGTAGTAGTTCCTGATATATAGTAAAAATTAACATCGGTAGAAAATACACCACTTGAACCTGCTGTACCTGAACTCCCATAACCACCACTTGTACCAGAACTTCCATAACTCAATCCACTAGTTCCACTAGATCCAGACCCACTAGTTCCACTAGATCCAGACCCACTAGTTCCACTAGATCCAGACCCACTAGTTCCACTGGATCCAGACCCACTAGTTCCACTGGATCCAGACCCACTAGTTCCACTGGATCCAGACCCGCTAGTACCAGAACTTCCAAAACCACTCGTGCCTGAACTTCCAAAACCACCACTAGTACCAGAACTTCCAGAACCAGTTGTAAATCCAGTTACTTGATAGACTAAACCATTATCAATTGTTAATACGATACCATTATCAGCAAAAGTATCAATGTGTGACAAATTCAGATGTGGTGTATATAAAGTAGTTATCCCACTTTCCCAATATAAATTTACATCGGTACTGTAAGCTTTACCACTAGTCCCAGCACTACCAGCACTGCCCATAGCACCATTTGTACCAGATGTTCCACCTACATATGCAGAAACATAATCTTTTATCTGATCAAGTGTCACCTGTCTCACTTCAGGATATGTATTTAAATCAACTGGAAATACATTATTCCCATTGATTGTTGGTTCTACATCTAAATTTCTTACGCGTTTACCCATCGAATATATTATTGGTTTTTAGTCTATCTATTAATATATATAATTTTTTAACAATTCATGTATGTGATTGATAGTCCACCCAAATATTCCAATGAAATATTTATATCAACCAATATATCACAATCACCTGAACAATTCGGAAAACATTTACCAATACCATCAGGATCAAGTAAATACATAGGATCTTTTTCTGTACCTTTCAATACAAATGTTGCTCCTTTGAAACCACTTTCCCTATTTTCTGTTGTACCGATTGTACATTCTACTGTATCTAATCCATTTTGAAATCCAAGTGCATAAAATTGATTATCCAAAGTTTTACAAACAGCTATTAAAGTTGTTTGTTTCACTTGATCATAAAATTTCAATATCGTTTCATCCAATCCGATAACTTTAAAATCCAATTTTGGTATAGATTGTGCTACACCATTTGGAATATGTATCAATGCTTCTGTTAAGAATAATGCTGTTTGTCTTGGTATTGAAACTTTATACCATGATTTTGTTATGTATGTTGGACCAAATGTACGAATTGGTCTAACCCATTTAGATTGATATGTTCCACCAGCTCCACCTAGTGATGTTGGTAAAGAATAGTATGGTGTAGCATACATCGCAGAATTACTTGTAATTTGAAAAGATGACCAATATGTATCGCCCATAGATTTTTTGAAATTTCCTATTAAATTTTCATTTAATAGTATTTGTTCCCATTCTAATTTTGATGGAAGGTACCAATCTGTGTATCCACTTATATTGGCATTATGACACCACCAAGCAGCCATTGATCCATTACTACAACTATTCATAATATTTATTGTACTAGATAATCCATATCCTATATTTTCATTTGTGTATACACTAGTTTGTGCACATCCTGTCCAAAATGTCTTACCAGAAAAATCATCCTGTGCACAAATCAATCCCTCTGTTCCTCCATTCCAAGTATAAAATACAACACCACCTTGATAAATATCACCGATATTTTTAACAATCGGTATTGCTTCCCCGTCCATAGTTATACCAGAAAGTATTACATCATCCGGATATAATCTATAATCTATTAAATCAGAATAATTAGCAAGATAAATCTCTTTAACACCCGCTGGTGTACCACATAAATTGGTTATTTTGTGTCCAAATCTCCTACAATTAGCCATTATTTATACTTATTTTCACCATTTCGATCTTTGCTCCATTACTGAAACTTTTCTTTGTACTTTACTAACATCATATTCCGTTACATTAACAGGAATAGATGATGTACCAGCAACAACCTCTGTTACTATTTTCCTTAAACTACTTTCATCAAATCCTCCATTTGTATTATAGTTATTTGTTACCATTTGACTTGTATTATTTGTTGGAATAACACCACCATTAGCAAATTTTGGTGTACCATAACTATAATTACTTGTAAAATAATTATTTGAAATTGGTATCAATCCATTATTCAATCCATCTAATTTTTGTAACATTCCCGGTTGTTGAACAACAGATTTTCTTACAATATATTCACCACCCTCAGCTACAATTGGAACACCACCACTTGAATGAGATGGTCCAGATACCTCACCCCCTAATTCGTATTCTGGCACTGGTTGTTTTGCTATTAATCCAATTTGAGTGGCCACTAACGCTGCTGTTAGTGAAGCAAATATGGCACCTAATATTGGGTTTCCTGCACTTGCGTATGCAGATACAACTGCTAACGCTCCATTGATAACCGCCTTTAAGATTGATGCTTGTTTTTCTTTTTGGAATTGTGCACGTTTCATTTGACGTTCTTGTTCCATCTTATTCTTTTCCGCTGCAGCTACTTTATCATCATATTGTTTTCTTGTGATTAATTGTTCATCAAGTAATGTTTGAAGATTATCTTTTTCTTGTGTTAACGCTTGATCCATTTGTTGTAACTGCATTTCCATTGCACGTGCATTCTGTTCTATGTAAGAATCAATTGCTGCTGTCATGATTTCACCTGTTTTATTGGCTAAATCCTGCATATAGGATAACCAATTTTCTTTGAAATCTTTGCCAATTACTTTTGGATCCCAACCAAGTGAAAAATTATCCAATGGTTTTTGTGTTTGTATTTCATCTATTTTAATAACAGTTTCATCGAGTGATTTATTCAAATCATCTAATGCTTGTGTTTCTGCAATAACACGTTCTTCACCTGTCATTGTAGATTCTATCCATTTCATACGTGCATCGTATGCAGCAATATAAGTATTCTTCAATTCATCTAATACTTGTACTTCTGCTTTACGATTTGCCTGTACATCTTTAAATGTATTGGTTGGAACTTTTTCTGCAGTTTGCATTGAATCAACCAAATTCTTTTGTAATGAAATCTTATCATTCCATAGTTTTACCCTATCTTCTAAAAATTTAACATCAACATCTAATAATTTTTTGTTATTATCATCAGTAATTTGTTTAATCTTTACACCTTGATCAGTAACTAATTTTTCTTGGGTATTATTAAAATCATTAATTAATGCAACTCTTGTTTTATCTAAAATTTCATCATTCTTTATAATTAAATCATAATCTTTTTTAGATGCATCTTTCTTTAACTTTTCATTATCAGCAATCTTTTTATCCAATGCTGCTAATTCCTTATCAAAATTAAACTTTAATTGTTGTTGTGCTAAATTACTTACACGAATTTGTTCCTCAATTTTATAATCACTATCATCAGTAATTAATTGTTTTGAATCAGCATTAAATTGTTTGTGCATATCCAATATCCTATTATATTCAGATATTTCAATATCACCAAATAAATTACTTTGTTTTATTGTATTCAAGTCTTGGAAATATCTATTTTCCATTTCCAATTGTCTCTTTCTTATCTCTTCTGATCTCTTTAAAGATAATTCTTGTGTATCTGTCGAATACATATTTAGAATCAATCTATTATATTGATCCCAAGTTTCTTGCCATATTTGTAATAACTTTTCTCTTGTTGCTTTCTCTAATTGGATACGAGTATCTGCGTTAGCTTTATTCTTTTCAATTATTGCAAGTCCTGCTTCTTTATCTAGAATAATTAATTCTTTGTTCATCTTCTCGATACGAGTTTTATTCCAATTATCGAAGTTTGTCTTTACGGACTGTTTCATGGTTTGGAATAAGTACTCACCTTCTATCTCACCTGCTTGATATTTACGATTTATTTCTGCAAGTTCAAGTAATTGTTTTTGTTCTTCCCTCTTATATTCTTCCCAATATTTTCTACTTATTTCATTTCTTTTAGCTTGAGTTTCTGTCATTCTACCTGCCAAAACAGCAATTTTATCATCTAATGTACCTATTTCATTCCTTAATCCTTCAATTTGTTTCTGATAATCCTTCATCAAATCAATTGAAGTTTTAATTGCTGCCTGTACTTCCTTTTCTGCTTTAACTTGATTACTTTCTTCCAAGAATAATTTATTAAATGCCCATATTAAACCAGTAATAGCGATAGCAAATGCTGCCATCCATCCAAGTGATACTAATAGTGTCCTACCGAAATTAGCTGCTGCTGTTGCTGCTGATTGAAAACCTATTGGTAAAAATGAAATTAATTTTGTAGTTGTTGATACTTTACTACCAAAATTTCCGAAATTATTTCCTGTTTTATCAATTATATTACCTGTTTTATCAACTTCTAATCCTAACTCTCTTAATGATTTTAAAATAACAGATGGAACTATTTTACCACCAGCATTTTTAAAATTGTTTAATTTGGTAGTAGTGGAATCCAATTTAGATCCAACATCACACAAACTTTTAGCCATTGGAAGTTGTTCCGGTTTGAGTCCAATCGTTTCAATTGCTTTTGAAAAAACACCCATTTGAGATGTAACATTATCTAATACTGTTTGATAACTGATATATGCTGCTTTTTGTTCTAAAACAGCTTTTGTTAAACCTTGTGTAGCTGCAGAACCAGCTAAATTTGAAGCTGTATTTGTATTTTGACTTTTAGTTGTATCTGTTATTTCTTGTGATAAACTTTGTGTTGCTTGTACTTGTTTTTGTGTAACAAATAATTCAGCGATTTTAGTAGCATATATTTTACCAAGAGTAATTAAACGTTTTGAGTCTGCTAATGACTGCAATGCATTACCAACAGCCATAAATTGAAGTATTTTCTTTTCAACTTCACCTGCTTTTTCGGATTCAACTCCAAGTAATGACATAACACCTGTTAAACCAGCAACAGCATTTGATGCAACACCAGCAAAACGAGCCATATTACCAAATACATCACCCGTATCAACATTGGATGCGGAAGCACGTAGGTCATCAAAGTCACCTTTCAATTCTCCAAAACGAGCCTTTAATTTATCATTATCTTCTTTGGATAGTAGAGAACTACCAATAACACCTTTAAGTGCTGCCATTTCTCTTCTAATACCCGTTAAAGAACTATCAAATTGTTTGGTATCTAGCCCAACTTTTACATAGATTTCGTTAGTTTCTGCCATATTTCTTTATTATTTCTTGTGTTAAGACATCACAAACATTGTACATGTCCAACTCCATTGTATCCAATTGATAGGATTTACATGCATTGATAAATCCACGCTTGTATATATACTTTTTAACAATCTTATAGAATTGATCAATGATATAAATATCATCCTTACTTAATATCAATTCAGTTCTCTTGATATCTTTTAACGAATAAATTAAATTGAAACATTCTAAATTCATAACTTTTATATATTTTTATAGATTATTTGTGTACCAGTTAATACCATCAGAATAAATAAATACCAATCTATTATTAGCATCTAATGTAGTGAATGGTGTTCCAATACCTTCCATACCAATTACTATTGGATTTGAGGTAGCGTTATTCGCTAAATCATGAATGATAAAAACTTTACCATCAATTTTATCAACATCCATCAAAGTAATTGCTCTACTAGTAACACCTGTATAATTATCACCAATAACAAAATCACCACTTGTTTGATAAGTTGCTGTTGTTTTAATGGTGTTATTGAATGTTCCAGACTTACTTGAATAATTATCACTTACCCAAGTTTCTGTAACACCAGATTTAGTATCTGTATAACTTTGACTATCCGTTACCGCTTGTGTATAAGTATTTCCAGTTACAGAATAAACAAATTCTTCCGTAACAACTGTACTTAAGTCCTTACCACTAATGTAAGTTTTACTATTCTCTGTAACTGTAATTCCGGTTGTACCAATTAATACAACATCAGTAACACCACTCGAAATAATGTTATCACTTGAATTCATCAAAACAATTTTACTATCTGTAACAGTATTATTATTTGAATTAATAAATACACTTGTATTCAAATTGGTAACACCAGATACCGTTGTACCTGTTATTTCAAAATTAAAATCACTTGAAACATCAATATTATTACCCTGTGAACCAATTAAAACAACATCATTTTGATTAACAGTATTATTTTTACTACCAATTAATACAGTATTATTGTTATTTACGATATTATTATCACCCTGAACAAATGAATCATTGGAGTTTATAGTATTATTTTTACCCATTATAATACCTCTTGCATTAGCAGGATATGAATTATTTGAATAAGGAGTTGAACCCATATCCAAATCACCTGTCTGATCCGAATAAGTTTCATTGGAAGTAAGTAAATTACCACCCAAATTTAACATTAGTCCACCACCATTACCTATTCCAATACCTATTCCACCACCACCGATACCTCCACCACCTGTAGCACCACCAGTTGATTGACAACCTGCACTTTGGAATATTTTCCAAGTAGGTGTATCAATTGAGAATGGTAAATTGTAGTAAGTATATCTTATCAATTCAACTTTACATTCTTGTCCATTTGTCCAGTCAATGATTTTATTCAAATAATAATAAGTATTGCCTATTCTTATCTTTTTACGGAAATTCAACATCGCAATATCACTATGATTTAATCTCATTGTGTATGTAACCAATTTTGAATTTGGGTCCATATACAATGCAATCTTTTCTTTCCAGTAATTCTTGAACAAATTAAATAAAGTGTATTTATGTAATTTAGAAAAGTAATATTTTTGTACACCCCAGTTTAAATCTTTCGTTGGATTATATGGATTATCCCAATGTCCCGCGTAAGGAAAGAAATTCCTTGTTGTACCAGCACCAAAGTAGAATTCACCCAATCTATACCAATTCATACCTGATGTTGTACCAGATGTTGTCCCAGATAGGTAAGATAATACAGAAATCTTACTTAATGATTGTCCACCTAAATCCGATGGTAATAATTTTTTACGGTACATGATTTTAGTAGAAAATGTTTGGTCACTTTTCTTGTTATCAGTTAACCAAGTTTTTCTTTTACCATCATTCCATAAACTTGACATCAACCAAGATGATGTTCCAAAATTTCTAATAAAACATGTACTAAACAAACTATCAATTTTCATACTACCCTCTGATAAATATGGATTTGTTATTGTCATAGAACCATAAGGAACTGTATATTCCTCACTATATTTTTTAGTTAAATCATCATTACCATCCTTAACATATTGAAATAATACATCTTTATTCACTAAATCAGGTATTCTATCAATAATTTCTTCACCTTTTCCATCAACTTTATAAGTCCAATCCGTTGTTTCTGTAATACCAGAACGAAAGAAATCATTCCAAGGTTCAATTATTATATTACCCGGAACATCTTTATCTTCTTGATATATAAGATTATACATATTAGATATACCTTTAATCAAATCAATTTGTTTCATATCAGGTAAAATATTGTTCATGTGAACCATGTTACCCTCGTAAAGATATGGTTTGTTGTTGTAATCGTTATTACAATAAGATAAGATTTTGTTCACCATCACCCAAGTTTGTACCCAACCACCTGTCATTGGTGTACCTACTGATCTCCATTTAAATTCATCAGCACTAGCACGTATTGTCATATAGAAATATACTTTATCATTAACATATAAATCTTGTTCAGAAATATCCAATGATACTACCTGATTATTCAAAATCCAGTCCTCACCTTTTGTTCCCGGGTATCTTGCGAAAGCGTTTGGATTTGGATCACCAAAGTTACCAACGTGGGGGTTGTTAATGTAAACTGTTTCTACTGTTTCACCGATATTTTCATGGACACCAGATGGTGTGATACGGTAACAATGTAATCCTATTTCTACCGTATTGTATTGACCGTATTCATCACCACTTGTCCATGCTCCATAAAAAGGTGCGTTATTACTATCATATGGTTTGCCAAATAAATCATATGAAATAAAAGCGTGTAATTTATAATTACCTGACCTACGAACATTCCACCATTTGTTTGTAGTATCCCAACTTAATCCTGTTGATCCTGTATTGTTAAATAAAGAAACTGTATTACCTGAATAATCCATTAAACAACCACTCATTTGATCAAATGGTAATTTATTTCCTCTTGTTCTTCCATCGGAATATGAATAGAAATTGTGTAATCCACATTTAAATACATAACTTGATGATGTATTACATGGTGATTGTACCGCTGGTAATATACCACCTGAATAACCAGCAATATCGTAACCACTCCAATATGTCCAACCTGTCATTGAACTCCCGTGTGCAAAAGTACCAGATGTTGTTCCAGCGGTATCACCTGACATATTTACACTAATACCAATCTGAAATTTATTCTTATCCAATTCAAAAGTATCTTCTGATACATTTTTTGTTAATGGTATAATCAATGATTTAAATTCAGTACTATTTAAGAAATTACTTGAATACTGATAACCCGCATCAGCAAATATCTTATCCCATAATTCTTTTACATAAATTGCAGGTCTCACACAAGTAAAATCTAATTTTGTTCCATCCTCAAATCCTTGATAATCAATAAATGGGTAAAAATAACCAACCGAATTATTGTACATTGTTGTATTGTTATACGATGCAATAACATTTGGTATTGTGTAAAGATGATCATATTCACTAAAATCCAAATCATCAATTGGATTATCATTATTAGATAACATCTTGTCACCAATTGAATCTGCTAATGATTTTACATTACCATAGAAAGTTCCCTCATATTCAATGAAATATTCTCCCTTAATAACTTTTTCCAATTCAAAATATCCAACCATTAATTGTATTGTATCTTGATAAATACCTGCAGGAATTCTCTTGTTCAAAAATATAACTGTATCTCCTGTTGTATTACCAATGAATAAATTTTCATCAAATAACATTTTAAAGATTTGATTATTATTTGGTGTTCCCGGAACTTTTATGGTTTTGGAATAGTTTGATGCTCTTCCACTAAAATCTGTTGTGATTTGAAAATTTAAAACGAAAGTATCCTCATCATAAAGATCCAATCTAACAGTTGTGCCCATACTTGGTATTATGGTAAGATTTGAAAAACCTCCCGTAAATCCGGGACTTGGAATAATTTGAACTTGTTGTGTTTGTATTGTAGTTGTACCTGTCACATATATTTGTTGTGATTGTCTACCATTTGTTGTTATTGGTAGTCCAGTTACACCATAAAGAACCGGAGTAATACTATCTGTATTTCCTGATTGTAATCCTTTCACATCTATCGAAACAGTATAATAACCCGCGTCAAACATTGGATCAGATACTGGTTGTAAATCCATCCAAATTGGTTCCGTACTACCCGCGTCAGATCTCATCCAACCTGCATTATTATTTTCCAAAGTATCAAATGTCCAACCACTTATCATTGTAACTTGATCTGTATTACCTTGTATTGTACTTGATGGTACATTCATAAGATAAGTAGTATTACCACTCCAACCATTTCCATAATTCATAAATGATTGTTGTCCACCACCCTCACCAATTCCGGTTCCTCCACCTATACCAGTTCCACCACCAACACTTTGATTGGATTGGTTAATTATTTCTGGACGATATATCAGCCTGATTTCATTTGCTATCATACTTTATTTCTCTTTTTATATTTTTTACCAAGATTATATGTGTGTCCTATTATCATCCCTGTTGTACAATCGATTCATTCGAAGGTCTTAATTTTATCTCGTAATATATGATTTTATCATTTTTCTTTTGTTCATATCTAACACTATCCGATACAACTATCATGGGCACGCCGTAAGGCCACCATGCATCATTGTAATAGAATGTTTGTAACATGTACACAACAGGACTAGTATATAAACCCATTAATATTTGACTTTCCATTTGAGTAACAGAATTAGTTCTTAAAGTATACTCTTCCTGATAGTTTACATTGAAAACCCTTTCACCTGCATCATATGGTGAATAAGATGATGTTGGTAATTTCTGTTTATATGTTGTACGGTTAATTTTCTGATTTATTTCTTTTTTTGCTGAAAAAGTAAATGTGTCGAACCCCCCGTGCTTGTTGAGAAAAAAGATTTGTACCCTATCATATCTATTACATTTATCTTTCTTAAATACTTGGAAAGGTACACGATTTAAAGTTAATAAAGATGTAGATGTTTTACTATAATATATTGGTCCTGAACGATGTGACCAAGGACCAGTTCCCGGATGACTAACATCACCATCTATAACTGTTCCACCTGATGAAAGTAATGCAAATACTCCTTCGTTTTGAGCTTCATAAATCATACTACCAACAGGCATTAATAAATTATTAGCACTTGTATTACTATAACAATAATCATTATAACTACCATTCTTTACTAAATCAATTTCATATCTAATCCAAGTATTTGTGAATCCACTTAACACACCATTGTAATTTATGAGTTGTTTAGGACCACATGGAAATCTGTATGCTCTTGTATTTGTATAAGTAAATGAAAAATTATCATCATATATTGTAGTAACAGAAATACCAGAATGTGATTGGATGATACTAATACCACCACCTCCACCACCACCTATGTATGAACTATCACCACCTGTTGCAATATTTTTAGTATCCAAACTTGGAAGTGACATTTGTAAATTTTCTTGACCATCAATATTAGCTGCTAATTGAATACCACTACCACCCCCTCCGATGGTTTGTGTATTTGTTCCTTGTGTCCAAGTAGAATGCCATACTCTGTATCTTATTTTATCAGGACGACCACAAATGTTATCACCCAATGCATATAAAAATAAATATTCATCATTATCTAATTCATATCTATTTGCATCAGTTAAAAATTTACCACCAGTCGTACCACTCAAAGATGATGTTGTTGTTCCACTCATAACCCAAAGTGCATTACCATCTGGATTTAAACCCATATAATCATATGGTATTGGTTGTTGACAACCATTGAAATAAGTTCTAGGTGTACTTTCGTACCAGTTACCTGTATTAATTCTTACAGGAGGTGTACCATAATATTCATAAACAAATAATTGAAATCTTAACGCCATTGTTAAACACTCTTCAAGATTAGTATCACTTAAATTAATTTCCTCTTTAACAAAGTTTCTATAAATAGATGATGGATTAAATTCACATGTTCCACCTGATATTGGATAAAGATTATATGTACCCAATTCTTTTGTCCATCCATCATATGTATAATATTTCAATACAAATTGGAATTGGAAATTCGGTTGTGTCCAGTTACTACTTGAGAACTGATATGTTAATCTATTGGTATCGAATACTCTACCCCAATCTTTTGGTTGTGTTATCAATGATATTGCCATATTATATAATCTTTGTTTTTGCTAATTCTTTTTGTAAATCAGTTTTAAGTGAACCAAATACATTGGTAACATTCTTTATCTTACTTTCTTGATTTAGAAACCTGACTGCTTTAATACCTTTCTTTGATATTGATTTCTGTAACATATATGATGCACCAACTTGTGTAATCTTTCTATTTTTACCTTTATTAATTTTACTCATAAAACCTCTACCATGATTTGTGAACAACCATTGATATATAGGTAATCTTGGAGGAGGTTTAGCACCCGCTCTTCTTCCACTATCAACATACTTACCATAAGAAACATATTTGATGGTGAAGTTTTTATTTTGTTCATCAATATCATAAGTAATGGAGTTATATAATCTTCCGGTATTAACTTTATTATTTGTCTCCAATACTTTCTTCATGTTCACAATTGTACGTTGTGCCCATTTTTGCAGCACTTTCCCTATTTCTGTCATGCCAATATATATGATTTTTCGATTTATTGGGGTAATGGTTGTATCTTATATTCCGATAAATTATTATCTATGATATATTGATTTCTTATTTCTATTGCATCAGAAAGATTAACATGAAATCCAATATATTTACCATCACAATGGACACCATATCCACTCTTTACTTTAGATACACCAAAGAATTCGGTGGTACAATTTTTATTTTTTCTCTTATTTGAATTTTGAATATGGGCTGAAACCCATCGTAAATTTCCGGGTTCATAGTTTAGGTCATTGTTACTTCTATCTAATGTTAATCCCTGACCATAATTTGGGTCGGAACCGGGAGTGACTACTACACCCCGGTTTTTTTATTTCAATAATTTTACTTATCTTTGTAATCTAACATTTAAAACAAACAATATGAAAACA